TCTGTTCCATCAATTCTAAGAAAGTCATTATCTGCAACTGCATCATTAGCTGTTAAAACATTTCCATCACTAATACCTTTTGTCAAACCTTTTACAAAAGAAAGGTTGCTAACTTCAGAATCCATTAATGCTCCTGCTGATGTCACATTAGTAGTATCTGTTACATCTGCACTTGCTTCTATTGCATTTAATTTATTTAAAAGTGTGGTTGTAAAATTATTATCTGATTGTGTGGCTACTGTTAAGTCTATTGTGCCATCGCTATCTTCGTAAGAAACTGTAATACCTGATTCAGTATTACTTGAGAACATTGCTCCTACTATATCTTGAACTTGTTCTGAAGTAAGAGTTGCTTCAATTTTTGCATCTAATTGTGTTTGTATGTTTGATGTAACGCCATCAAGGTAATCAAATTCAGTTGATGTTACGCCTGTAGCGTGTAAAGTATCTAAGTAGTTTAATTCTGTAACGCTACCAGTATATCCGTCTAATACATTTAGCTCGGCTGCTGTTGATGTTACTCCATCAAGAATATTCAACTCTGCAGCAGTTGCTGTGACACCATCTAAAATATTTATTTCTGCAGTTGTTGCAGTAACGCCATCAAGAATGTTAATCTCTGCTGTAGTTGCAGTTACGCCGTCTAAAATGTTTAATTCAGTTGCTGATGAAGAGGTTGCAGTAATCTTAGTTACTGCTGCATCGACTACACTTCCAGTATGCGTTGATGTAAAATTCGCCATAATATCTCCTAGTTAAGGGGAGCATAAAGCTCCCCTAATTAACTATTACGCATTGTTGAAGTTAACAATACCCATTGCTGTTGAATTTGCAGCGTGTGATAAAGCAGCTCCAAATAAAACATCAGCTACAACAGAAGTAGCCAAGTGGTCAATATCATAAGATGATTGAACTCTTGGAGCTAACTGTTGTGCAAAGTAGATCGAGTTTCTGTTGAAGATTGTAGCAGTTTCATCGCCACTACCACCATCATCGTCCCAGTCTGTACTTGCATACACTTCTAATCCATAAGCATTAATGATTCTTCCTGAAACATTAGGATTTTCAGCATCTCCTCTTTTTTGAGCTTCTGAAAAGTCGCCTAAAGATAATAGTGACATATACGCAGCAGGTGAACAATAGAAGTAGTGTTCTCCGTCTGTGTAGTCGTGTCCTGCATCAAGAAGTTTCTGTAAACCAGATCTAATTAAAGCAGTTGTGAAAGTGTTGTCACTTGAAAGTGAAACATCATTACCAGTAGCACCTTGCATTAATAATGCAATATAGTTTTCTACTTTTTTAGCTAAAGCGTAACCCATTGATTGTGCATAAGCATTGAATAGATCAGCAGATTCTTGAACTCTTACGATGTCCTCGATTCTTTTAGCTTCGTAATGATGTTGGTCAACTCCAAGTTGAATAACACCATCGGTATTGTTAGTATATGTTACTGCAGTTCCTGCACTTTTAGATGCAGCAGTTTCTTCAGTAACCTTTGGTATATTTAGAATGTCGCCACCACCTGCTAACATAGATGAGAAGTCTAATACTTGATTTCTTAACTGAAATTTTCTTTCAGCATAATCAAGAATAGCATCTCTCCACATTTCAGGAATAAACGATGCAGCGGTTGTTGTTGTTACATTTCCGTCAGCCATTTTATTTACTCTCCTTAAGTTTTAAAATGTTATTTTTTCTTAAGGTAATGACTTATCAAACTCTTATGCGAATCTCTACGCTTTGAACTAGTATTCATATCAGAAAAAGGATTACCCTTAAACTTTTCTACGGACACTTTGTTTTCAACTTGTCCGACATTGACTCCAGCTTTTTTATCAAACTCAGTAACTATGTCACGCAAAAGAGATAAATCATCTACCTTCTCAAATTTTTCTCTTTTCGTTTCAGGAATTTTACTTAGAAGAGATTCTCTTTCTTGATTTACATAATTAGAAAAAGATTCATTAACCTCATTAAACTTGGCTTCAAGATCTTTATTCTTATTTTGTTCCTCAACTAACAGAGCTTTGTATTCGCCTTGCTCTTCTAAGGTTTTTTTACGCTGTTCTTCCTGTGCAGTTGCTACTTCTTGAACTTGTGATTTTAATTCATTTCGTTCTTTCACTAGCTCCTGAAAACGATAATATGGAACAGCTTCTTGTGTCTTTTTTTCGTCTTGACTGACTTGAGGTTCTTTTACAGCTTCCTCAACGGCTGTATTCTGCGTTTCTTCAGACATTTTAACTCCTTAAGTGGATTATTATATGGTATTAAGTTAAATATGAATTAAATTAATGACAATCAGAATGTCAAAGAAAATAAAAGAGTTTGAGTTCAAGCAAAAATGGTTCGATTATATGCAATATCAGCCACACGAAGGGCAAAAGAAATTGCATTTTCCAGACAAATCTGACGCATCTTATTTCGTAAACATCTGTGGTAGAAGATATGGAAAGACTACTGCAGCATTCCGAGAAGCAGAATTTTACGCAGCACAACCTAATAAAAAAATATGGCTAGTAGGATTATCTTATAAAAAATCACGATTAATGTTCCGAGAAATCTGGAAAGATATGGTAGCAGGTAAAGCAAACGATATTGATAGAGCATCAGAAAAAGAACAGTATATTAAGTTCAAATGGGGAACAACAGTAGAAGGTATGTCTTGCGAAAATCCAGACTCACTAGTTGGAGAAGGTGTAGACTTATTAATTATTGATGAAGCAGCAAAAATGCCAAGAAGAATATGGGATATGTATTTATCTCCAACGCTTGTAGATAGAAAAGGTAAAGCAATTTTTATTACTACCCCAGAAGGATTTAATTGGATATATGATTTATATTTGTTAGGGCAAACTGATCCTCAATGGTATTCACAGCAATCTCCAAGTTGGGAAAATCAATATGCGTTTCCAGAAGGACAAAAAGATTCTTTTATCCAGGAACGAAAAAGAAATATGTCCAAAGAATTATTTGACCAAGAGTTTGCAGCAAAGTTTACTTCAATGGAAGGAAGAGTATATCCATTTGATAGAGAGAAAGATATGGGAGATGTTCCATACCAAGAAAACTTACCTACTTATTGTTCAATGGACTTTGGATTTAGAATGCCATCGGTATTATGGTTTCAAACATTTAAACAAGATGGTAATTGGCATATTAATATTATTGATGAAATAATTCACGAACGAAACATACCAACCGATAAATTAGCAGAGATGATTAAGAAAAAAAATTATCCAGTAATTACTTATTATGGTGATCCTGCTGGTAGCTTTGTACAAGGACAATCTGGATTGGGAGATATTCACATCTTTCGCAGACACGGAATATTTGTAGAATATAGAATGGACAAACTATCTCGTGATATACAATCTGGTGTTAGTTATTGTCGTGGATTTTTTGAAAATGCAGATGGTTTAAGAAGAATAAAAATAGATAAAAAATGTGTAGGTATCGCAGAAGATTTTGAAGGATATAGATTTCCTGAAGCAGTAGAAGGAAAAGCTATCTCTAACAATCCAATCAAAGATGGCTTCTATGAACACGGCTGCGATGCTTTCAGATATTTTATCTTGAATAGATTTCCAATTAGAAGTAATTTCGTTGGAAGAATACCAAGATAAAAGGAACGCTAAATGGTTTTAACCCCACAAGAGATTATAAAAGATTCATTAACTAATTTTAAAGAAGAACAAGCGAAAGCTAGAAGAGAAGAAGTAAGAAAGTTTTTAGATTATTATTCTGGTTCTTTAACAGACCAATACATAGAGGGTTATTTTAAATCTGACGCCTTCCAGGAAATCCCACATTACAATACAAACATCGTAAAGAAGTTTGTAAATCGTATGTCAAAAATTTATACCATTGGTGCTAAGAGAAATGTCAATGACAAGTATGTAGAGTTGTCATCAGTTAAGAATGCTCGTATGAAACAAATGGAACGAATGACTCGTTTGCTTGGTACTTGTGCAACTTATGTTATGTATGATGAAATGGAAGAACGATTTGAATATCGTCCTATTTATTATTTTGAGCCATACTTTGGTGACAATCCATACAGACCACAAGCTATTGTATATCCTATGATGCACGGACACGCAGATTTATCTGATACAGATGATTTAATGTATGCTTATTGGGATAGTGAATTACATATTAAATTTGATGACAATGGAAACATCATAGAAGAAATACAACACAATCTTGGTGTATTGCCTTTTGTTTTCTCACACAGAGAAGAACAATTAGATTCTTTCTTTGTGGAAGGTGCATCAGACTTGGTATCTGCTAATGAACATATCAATATTACAATGACTGAAATGCAATTAGGATTACGATTCCAAATGTTTGGACAGCCAGTTGTAACTGGACTTATATCAGATAACGCAAATGTCAGAGCAGGATCAGATGAAATCTTAACATTACCAGAAGGCAGTAATTACGACATTGTATCTCCAGAGGGAAATGTAAGAGATGTTATTGAAAACATTAAATGGCAAATAGAGTTAGTCGCATTAAACAATCACTTATTTGTTACTTTCGCACAATCTGGTGGTGAAGTGCCAAGTGGTATTTCTTTAATGATTAAAGACTTAGAACGCCACGAAGATTTTATTGATGACAAAGAATTATATCGTCAATACGAAAAAGATTTCTATAAAGTAGAATATGCTTTATCAGAAATAAACAGCTTAGGTTTACCAAAACCATCTGAGTTTAAAGTAGATTTCTCTGAAGTTGAATATCCTATGACTACTCAAGATAAGATTATGTTGAATGAATATAAACTAAAACATAACTTAACTACACAAGCAGAACTATTAGCAGATGAAAATAGAGATTTAACTATTGAAGATGCTATACAAGTAATTGCAGATAATAAATCAATGAATGAAGTAGAGGTAGTCGATGAAGGTAACAGTCAAGAGTAATGTAACTTTCAAAAAATTAAAAAAAGCCAATTTGGAAGAAATGGTTTTTAATAATTTAATTCGTCCATTAGGAAAAGAAGCAAAAAAGAAAGTTGATAATTCCTTTAAAAACAATAAAGATATTAATGGCGAACCTTACGAACCTTTATCATATACATACGGAAGAAAGAAAAAAGAATTAGGTAAAGGTGGTAATCCAATTATGGTTTTTGATGGTGATTTGAAAAAAAGTATTTCAAAGTTATTAACAAACAAATCTGATATGTCTGTTACTATAAAGTCAGAAGATTCAAGAATGCTTTCTAAAAGAGGACTAAACTACGGTGCGTTTCATTTGACTGGAAAAGCAAACTCAAGAAGAAAAAATCCTAAAATTAGAAAATGGTTTTTTACCAAAGATGAATTAGTCAATAATGCAATTTTATTAGAAGATAAATTGCTTGGAAAAGAATTTTCACGACTGAAAGATAAGTTTGCAAAGAAATTACAGTCGCTTTTAAAAACTAGAATGCGTATTATAGGTAGTACGAAGATGCCAACATCTTCAAATTTCGCAAGAAATGTAGATATATAATGGAAGATTTAATAAAAGAAATATTCAAGATGGTTTCACAGATAAAAAGAATATCTGAAGCCAATAACGATCTGTTAGGATTTGTATGTTCTAAGGTTGCTCCAGCCAAAAAAATCACATCACAAGATATAGATTTATTAGATGTAGCTTATATCTCAATGGAAATGTCAGAAATGTTTGAAGAGTATGATGTTATGCCTGATGAGTATGGGATTGCTTAGCTTCTAATTCTGCTAACTTCTCTAACCATTTTCTTTTTTCACTCGCAGTCGGTCGCCTTGATGGCAATGGCTCTAACCCAACTTTCTTAGCTCGTTGTAATAGTGCGTATCTACTAGCTCTATCTTCTCTTTTCTTTTGCCTAGATGGTGGCTTACCTTCTTTAATTCTTTCTACTGCTTTCTTTTCTTTTATTTTACGCTTTTTAGGTTTGTCGTTTTCTGGATTTCTTTCTGGAAGTGTTTCTATTATTTCTGCAACCTCTTCGCTTTCAGCGTCTATAATATCCTCTGCGTCTATTTCCTCTGCTTTTAAGAACTTCTCGAATGGACTATCTACGGTTACATTGATGTTTTTAACTAGTTTTCCTGAATGTTCTAATACCAGACGCCCTGCTTGGACATTCCCCTCAACTGCTTCACGAATCATACTATTTAATACCATTGGGAGCTTTGCATTAAAAGAAACCATATACTTTTTATAATACATATCAACAAAGCGATCATCAGCAAACCAAGATTGTATGGTTCTGTGACTTACATTCATTTGCTCGGCTAACTGTTTTTTATTTAAATCAGGATTATGTATCATTAAATCAATAGCAGCCATTTGATTGGCTTTTTTTAGTTCAATATTACTCATTTACCTTGTCCTCTATATTTTTTTTTATAATATTTCTTAGAACCTTTCGTTCCATACTTAGTATTACTGCTCATACCTTGTCGTGTTTTTTTTGCTCCATTTGACTTCCTGGTGCGATCGTTAAATAATGACTTCCTCATTTTTTATCTTTGAAAATATCTTTACTTACCCCTTTATGTCTGAATATCTTTTCCCAGCGTTCTTCCCACTTCTTTTGGGATATGCCTATTCTAGGTTCGTCACCTTTCCCAGCTCCATTGGCTTTACTAAATATACTTTTTTCTTTCATTACGAATGTCTTTTGACAACAGGCATATTCATTGTCAATGAAGAACCTTTGTGTTTTTTATATCCACCTTTTGGATTCTTCATCAATTTAAACTTACCTTTCTTTTTCATAAAGTGATACCCTCTTGGTGCTTTCACTTTCATTTTTTCTTACCTTTTTTCTTTTTCTTTTTTTTCTTTCCTTTGTGATACGGCATAGCTATTTCCTCTTTTTTTCAATTTGTCTTTTGGACAAGATTTTAAATAATCTACTCTGGTTTCTACCTTTGTTCCTGTGGCTAACCCACAATAAGTAATCTCTTTTTGCTTTGCAGCAAAGGAACAATTTGCTTTTATTAGTGAACAGTAGTCAAACATTATTCTATATCCAATTCTTTGTATAATTTACGATCAGGCATTGAACCTGCACCATTTATGACCAATAATGGCTTAGAAGGTATCCTTTTTACTAAGAATTTTTCCTTACAACAAGTACATCTTTCAAGTGGATCATCTGTCATTTTCTGCTCCACCTCAAATATATTACCTGTTTCTAAGCATTGATAATCATATTTAGGCATAGAGGTAATTTAGGGGTAAAAATCAATAAAAAACCACCAAAATTTAGGATTTGTAATCTAATATTTTTAACCTTAAAGCATTACTTTAACTATTATATCTATCTCTATTATAATTAGTCGTTTACGACAATTTTTTATTTTCTTGATTTTAATATATACCTTATTAAATTATTACTATTTAGTTAGTCGTTAACTTATACTTTGCAAGGAATACTAGTGCACAACCTCTCATAAGCAAAATGCTCTCTCTAGGGGGTAAAAACCTAGCAAAACAAGAAAAAAACTTGATCCAATCAAGCAAACAAGCAAAAAACAAGATTTAAAAAAGGTTTTTAAAAGGTTTTAGGCGTTTAAAAAGTTAAAGGGTGGTATATGCTAGGTAATTGTACAACACTACACAAAAAGAAATGTTTAGAAAAAATAAACAAAATGCTTTGACATTAAAAAAAGTTGTTATAGATTGTTTTTATGCCGAAGGCTAAAATGGACATTAAACAAGTAATAAAAATACTAAACAAATAAAGGGAGGTTCAACATGGAAAAAACACTTAAAGAGCTAAGGAATGAAATACAAGAATATGTAAACACTATACATATAAAGCCATATTCATCAAACTTAATTAGTTTAACACTAAGACAAATCGATGAAAAATTTGGTGTAGAAAAAGCATCAGAAACCATAGATATATTTAATTTAGAAACTTTGGGGTATAGGAAAAAACAATGAACATAAAAGCAAAAGCATACATTACATATTTTGAAAACTTACACCATATCAAGCAGCAAAAAAGAAAAAAGCTAATTACAAATATATTAGAGTTTATTTTTACTCTTTTAATGTTCTTTAGCTTTTGGCTACTGTTGGTATTGATCAACATATAAACAAATAAGGTAAAACAAATGAGAAAAAACAGTTATTCTTTTTGCTTTAAAAAAATAGATAAAGAAAACTCTTTAATGATAATCAAAGGTAAATTAGATAATAAACATTTTAATTTGGTTGGTTATCATTATGAAATAGATTTTTATGAAAATGGTAATTACATAGATAATATTAATAATATTGATAGCTATAAAGAATTAAAGCAATATTTAAAAGATGAGTTTGATATAAAAATAACTCATAAAGATTTTAAATAATTTTATTAAATAACAAATAAAGGGAAAAAAATGAAATATAAATTCAAAAATAATACCTGCTCAATCGGACAAGTATTAGATACTATAAATAATATAAAAGTTGGAGATAAGGTATTATTTAATGATGAAAAAAATGGGCGGTCAGGACATTATATAATTAAGGGTGTCAGTCCAATATTAGATAATGATAATAAAGTGTTCTTTTATTATAGTACAACAGGTGGACACTTTAATTGTTCACATATAATTAAGGGAGGTACTATTAGATCAACATAATTTAATTAATTAAATCAATTACAATAAAAAACTAATAGCTTATGAGTTTTTATAATAGTTTTAGATTAAGCAAACAAATAAGGAAAAAATAAAATGTATATATCAATAGAAAAAAATAAAACTAATGGCTCTTTAATTTTGACAAGTGAAAAAAATGGCTGCTTTATTAGCCGTGTTTATTATTACTATACAGTAGCACAAGCAAAAAAACTATTTGAAGAAGAATTAAAAACTATCAATTAATAATAAAAAGCTACTTATATAATGTAAGTAGCTTTTTTTATACAAGATTTAAAAAGATTTTAATAATTATTTTAATAACAAATAACAAAGGGTATAAAATGAGAAATACAAAACAATGGAATTATGAAATCAAAAGTAGTAATAAAATTAAAATTACTAGAGATGAATTTTTTAAAAAAATTAATCAAACACCTATTTATAAAGGAGAATTTGTAGAAGATAGTATTTATAAAATAGATAAAAAAAATAATATTAATTATTATATAAAAGATAATTATAAATATTGTTTTGAAATTTATAAGATTAAAGGGAATATTTTAGAAAATTCTTTTTCTGAAAACTATTATGAAAATTTTTATAAAATCAAACTAACAACATAAGGGAACTAGAAAATGAAAAAAGAAAAAAAGTTAAAAATAGGTACAGTACCAAAAGAGAGAAAATTTTTGTGGAGTGCCTATTGCAATTATAAATGGGAAAACAATTCAAATAATTGCTTTGATCATACTCTAATATGTTTTTATGATAAGTGCATTATATTAGCTGCTTGTCATACAACAGAACATTATAAAGTAATATCTTATAAAGAGTGGAACGATATTATAAATAATAATAAAAGTGGTTTAGACGGAGCAATAGATTTATATGACATTGGAGATAGCGATAGTGAATATAATGTAGATCCACTTTGTTTATAAAAAAAGAGGGCTAATCGCCCTCTTTTCTAACAAACAAGGTTTCTATAATGAACATAGAAAGGAAATTTAATATAATTATATTTATATTATTATACAAAAGGTTTTATATTATATCTTAGAGGGTAAATTATTTTTTTTGATATTTATAACTTTATGCTTATATTACCTTAACAAACATTATGAACATTAAAACAAACAGGATCAACAATTATATAATATTGGGCATAGCTATATCTTCATATCTCATTAATATACCTTATCAGTTAAATCAACAGAATAGTTATGCCCATAATTATATTAGAATAACAAACAAGGAGAACAAATGAAATTAGATGAATATAAAATAAACCCTAATATTGAAACTGGGGGAACAAGTAGATACAGCGAGGTAAAATTAAAACCAATAGAGTTATTATTAGTATTTGGTAAACCTATGACTTCTGATGGTTATAAAGTATCAGGAGAATATTTTTTTGAACATACTGAATCTGGAACGCCTATATGTCTATATGATTGGAAACATACTACCTTATATGATCACGACGGTATAAAACCAGTTGACTTCTGGAAATTAGATAAGGAAGTGCAGTTTAATATAGGTTCGCTTAATAGTTATGCTTATGGCTTTGAAAATTGGATAAGAATGACTATCAAGAACAGATTGAATGAAATAAATGAGGGTGTGAAATGAAAGATATAACAGAGGGTTATACCAAAGACCAGATAGAGGAAAATATAGACTACTTTATTGAAAATCAAAAAGAACAAGATAATGATGATAAAGAAATGTTATCTACTTGTTGTGGTTATAGTGCTGCAACAGAAATACATCATAATAACGAAAGTAAAGAAGTTGAGGCAATAGCTATATGTAGTAAGTGTAGAGATTGGGCAGACTTCGAATACGAGGAGTATTAAATGAAAGAATATACAGATAAACAAATAAACTCAATGATATTGCATTTAAGATTAAATGATATTGCTGAGATTTATTATTTAGATATAAAAGATCCAGAAACAAGAGCTACACACGATAGAGGGTTTTACGACTATAAGACAAATAGTTGGATTAGTCGTAAAGAATTATCTGCTTGTGCGATTGAAACAGGTTGGAAAGACAAAGGAGAGAAATAATGGATACTCAGTTAAAAATAGATAGAGGTTATATTGAAGAAGAAATTCAAAGACAATATTATGACGATAAAAAAGAGTATAATAGATTAATGAAACTTTTAAAAGAAACAAGCGATGACGACTTATCTTTAAAAATGTGGAGAGTTGATCAGTCATTTATGGATACATTATCTGAATTAGGATCGGATATGGTTAGCGAATTGCTTGATAAGTTAGGAGAAAAAGATGAGTAATGATAATGATTGGTATATGGTACAGATTTGGCTTGATACCAATGAACGCAGTCAAGCGTGGTTATCACGCAGACTAGAAGTTCATCAAGTATCAATAAATCGTTGGAAACGAGCAGGTAAGATACCAACAAATTCAAAATTGGCTATCTGTTATATAACAGGGCAATCTTATGAACAATTATTTAATTAAGGAAAGGAAAGAAAATGAGTGATCAATTAGTAAAAAAGTATAATCTTGATGAAAGCGATTTTTGGACTTTACGAGGTAATAAGATTATATCTTTTGACGGAGTGATAAAGATTATAGAATCAGAAGATGTAAAGTTTGAGATGTCTGACAATCTTGATGTATCTCCAAGTGTAGCAATAAAAGTTAAAGCGTGGATAGAAAGTGATGAACTTGGATATGTTGAGGAAATAACCTTTGGCGAGGCAAATGATACAAATTGTAAAAACCAATACTTTTGGGCAATGGCTGAGAAACGAGGTAAAGCAAGAGCAACATTAAAGCTATTAGGTTTATATGGTAAAAATGCTTTTTACTCTGATGTAGAAGCAGAGGACTTTCAAATGAAGTCGCCAACCATTAAGCAGATTGAGGAATTTAACCGACTTGAAAAACAAGCACTAGATAAGGGTGTATTAAGTAAAGACGCAAGAGAGTGGTTAAAGAAAAATAGTAATGGAATAAGATCTAATGTTAATGTATATGAAAAAGCATTGGCAAGTCTTAAAAACGCATTGGAGGTAAAATAATGGAATTAATGTTTTGGCTTTTTGTATTTGGATTATGTTCACTTATAGCATATACGACATTTAATTGAACAATTCATTTATAAAGCTATACAGAAAAATCCAAGATAATTGGATATGGGATAATCCATTATACCTAAAATGTTGGATTGATATGTTGATGAGGGCTAGTATAAAGCCCTCGTCAATGTTAATGAACAATCAAATCATAGAAATTAACAGGGGAGAAATAGTATTTTCACAAAATAATTTTGCTAATAGAAACAATATGTCTAGGCAGCAACTACGAACTTTTTTAAAAAAACTAGAAAAAACGCAAATGATTGAGGTAAAATCTAACCAGCTCTTAACACACCTAATTATTGTCGGATACCAACAGTATAATGACTACAAGCCAACCAAGAGCCAACCAGCTAATAACCATATTATAAGAAAGAAAGAAAGTAAGAATAAAGAAAATAAAGACTTTGATTTATTCTGGCAGCATTATCCAAAAAAGGTTGGTAAGAAAAAAGTACAAGATAAATTTGACACAAACAATTATCCTATTGATTTAATAATAAAGAATTTAGAATTGCAAAAGAAGTCGGATCAATGGCAAAACCAACAATACATACCTAATCCTGAAACTTATCTTAATCAAGAAAGGTGGACTGATGAAGTAGTATTACAAAGTGAACCAGATGAGCCGATTTTTATTTATGAGTGTGCAGTTTGCAATAAACAAAAAACAACATCTGAATATAGAGATTTATATGTTTCGTGTTGCGATCAACAAATACAACCAAGAAAGGAATACAAATGAGTGATTTATTATTAAAGACTCAACAAGAGTTGCACAATAATACTACAAAATGGAATAAAGTTATAGAAAAAATAAAACAAATAAACTTTACTAAATACAAAACTAATCAAACGGTCGGATTTATTATTGACGATATAGTAAAAGGAGAATTTATTAATGAAGTAAAAGAAGAAAAGGAAAGCACTTGGGCAAAAGAAATAGACACTTCTGATATGAAAGATTGGGATAAACCAAATGAAAGCGAACTTTTATGAAAGATGTTATAAATACTCAATGGAGTATTGAGGTTGAGGGAAAACTTAATCGTAATAATATTATATTCCATACTAATAAATATCAAAAACTTTATCAAAAAATGGAAAAATATAATAACTTTATAAAAAAAACAAAGAGGCAAGATGAAAATATTAATAGCTTGTGAATTTAGTGGTATTGTTCGAGATGAATTTTTAAAGAAAGGACATGATGCTTATAGCTGCGATATACTTTCATGTGAAAGTGAATATTATACAAAATCAGATAGACATTATAAAGGCGATGTTATGGATATTCTTAATGATGATTGGGATATGATGATCGCACACCCTCCATGCACTTATTTAAGTAATGCAGGAGCAAGACATTTATACCCTAATAAAAAACTTAACATGGATAGATACAAAAAAGGATTAGAAGGCAAAAGATTTTTTATGAATCTTTACAATGCAAAAATACCTCGAATATGTGTAGAAAATCCAATATCAAGTAAGGTGTTTGAAATGCCACCCCACTCACAACAAATACAACCTTATGAATATGGACACCCTTATAGCAAAGCAACAAGACTATGGTTAAAAAATCTACCCTTGCTGCAACCTACTGACATAGTTGAAAAGAAAGGAACTTATATTCATAGTGGAGCAAGTAGATACAAACACACAAATAAAAATAAAGGCAGGTGGTTTGCTATGACTTCAAAAGATAGAAGTAAATTTTGGACTGGCATAGCAAAAGCTATGGCAGACCAATGGGGAGGAGAGATACAATCAACAAAAATAGCTGGTAATTGGTTTAATAAAGGTGGAAAAGATAGACAAAAAAATAGAAGTAAAACATTTACTGGTATAGCAAAAGCTATGGCAGACCAATGGGGAGGAGAAAATTAAATGAAACCAAGCAGCGCTAAAGCAAAAGGTAGAAACTTTCAGAACAAAGTCCGAGAGATGATAATGGAAAAGCTAGGTATCAATGAACATGATATAAAAACAGCAGTTATGGGAGAAAGTGGTATGGACATTATATTATCCAAAGCAGGTAGAGATTCTTTCCCTTATGCAGTAGAATGCAAAAAAGTAGAACGAATTAATATTTGGCAATGCTACGAACAAGCGTGTCAAAATTCAGAGGACTTAACACCACTACTTATATTCTCAAAAAACCACTCAAAAGTAATGGTTTGCTTTGAATTTAAGGATTTATTAGATTTAATAAATAATAGCAATGGATTTAAAAGATTAACTAAATAAGAGGAATAATAATGCCAACTTGTAGAATATGTAAAAAAAGTCATACAACAGAATTTCATAAAAAATTTATAGACAAAAAATAAAATGAAACTTACAGAGGACGGACTATATTTTATATCTTGCCCTAATTGTGGCAGCAAAGATATGATTAAAAAAGGTAGTCAGAAAAATGCTGACGGATCTTTAAAGCAAAAATATTTCTGTAATGATTGCAAATGCAAAACTGTAAATCCAATTAGAAATGATGTAGAAGTTGTTAGAGAGAATTTAAAACTCGCCAAACAAAAACAGTCTGCCCAAGATGTAAACCGAATAGAAAGAAAATCATTTAGAGAATATGCAAGATATGAAAACGCAGTACATAACCTATTATTTGATATTCAAGCATTATTGCAAAACAAAAATTTTTCAGAATTTAAATTTAAGAAAGTCAAACAGGGTAATAGTGTTGGAGTGTTGCAAATATCTGATACACATTTCAACGAACTTGTTTCCCTACCTCATAACAATTATGATTTCAAAGTTGCTAGTAGGCGATTAAAACACTATGTAAACAGAGCAAAAGAAATATTCAAGGTTTATAATATAGATAATGTATTAATTGCTATAACTGGCGATTTAATTAATTCTGATAGAAGATTAGATGAAATGCTTAATATGTCCACCAATAGATCAAAAGCAGTATTTCTTGCAGTAGATTTATTACAGCAAATTATATTTGATGTCGGACAAGATTATTCTGTATCTGTTGCTTGTGTGACTGGAAATGAAAGTAGATTAAAACAAGATTGGGGTTGGTCAGACTTTATGGCGTCAGACAATTACGACTTTGTTATCTTTGAAATTCTAAGACACTACTTTAAAACAACAGATGTGCAGTTTGTTGTTGATGATCCTACTGAAGTAGTAGTCAATGTCGCAGGACAAAACTTATTATTATTACACGGAAACGGTAGTTTTACTACGCAATACGAAAAAAGTGTCAATCAAATCAAAGGTAGATACGCAGGTAGAGGTGTGCAAATAGATTATATTATATCTGGACACATACACTCTGCGAGAGTAGGAGATATTGCAAGTAGAAGTAGTTCGCTTGTTGGAGCAAACGAATACAGCGAAAAAGGATTAAATCTATCAGGACGAGCAAGTCAGAATATTTATATTTTCCACGAGAATAAAAATATAGACGCTATGAAAATAGATTTACAATATGTTGGAGAGGAGTGTTATGACATTGATACTGAACTTGAAAGTTATAACGCAAAATCGTCCAACAAACTAAAACCAAAGAAAACCATATTTGAGGTAACGATATGATGTTAAAAATAAACCAAGAGGAAAAACAAGTGTTGAAGTATATCTTCAAAAGTCGCTATGTTAGGGAATTGCCACCTGCTATTAAAAATGTTGCATTAGACATTAAGAGAGCAATTAACAATCCTACCAAAGTAACTGAACAAGAATATGTCGGACTTAATCCAACTTGGAAACATTGCGAAAATTGTGACGATTAATTAATATGATTATAGCAAGATTACATCAATGCGTTTATAACGCAATAGTATCGCTTTGTCTTAAATATAAAAACAAGGAAGGTAAAATGTACTACAATACAACAAATGAAAATGGATTGAATTATAAATCAAACCTAAAACAAGCAACAAATCAAGAACAATTAACATTAGCAGTATTTCAGACTTATCCTAATGATAATCTGTCTGCAAATGATGTTTGGAAGTTTTTAATTGAAAACGAAACAATTAATGAGCAAACACCATTAACATCTATTCGTAGAGCAATAAGCGATTTAACAAATCGCAATAGACTTATTAAGACAGATAAAAAAGTTTTAGGTGGAGCAGGAAGAAAAACATACACTTGGAAATTGAAGTGAAGCACGGAAGCTTGTTTAGTGGAATAGGTGGAATTGATTTAGGGTTCGAGATGGCAGGTATTGAAACTGCTTGGACTTGTGAAATAGATGATTGGTGTAATGGGTTGCTGCAAAAAAGATTTCCTGAAGCAAATCATTATAGAGATGTAAAAGAAATTAATAAAAATAATGTAGAATCTGTTGATATAATTAGTGGGGGATTCCCTTGCCAAGATATAAGCACAGCAGGAAAAGGAGCAGGATTAGATGGTAAGAGGAGTGGCCTTTGGTTTGAAATGTGGAGAATTATTTGCGAGTTACAACCAAGATGGGTTTTTATTGAGAATGTCGCAAATCTCGCTAATAAAGGAGGAGCAAGAGTATTGCACGATCTTGCCAAAGCAGGGTATGATGCAGAATGGCAAGTTATATCAGCAAGAGATGTTGGAGGTAGACACCTTAGAAAACGAATCTGGATTATTGCCTACAGACAAGACATTTCCAACCGTTTGTGCAAGGGATTTCAGGGACAACTACACAGCTCTAAGGGGGAAGATAGGGACGAAATTCGAGGAGAATGGACTAACGAGAGTTCTATTCAAAGACGAGATACTAAACTTTCCGACACCAACAGCAACAGATGCGAGAATACACCCAGGAATGCTAAGAAAAATAGCAAAAACGGCAGCAGAAAAAAATACTTACAGAGGGATAACTCTACCAAATCACTTGGGAATGTTTCCAGAACAAACAAAGGAAGAGAAAAAACAATTTCTCAAGGAAAGAATAAAAAGATTGGAGAGTTTAAAATCGAAACCTTTGAAATACTTAAAAATGAACCCGGATTGGATAGAGTGGCTTATGGGTTATCCCAACAAGTGGACAGATATAACGATAGAGTCAAAGGACTTGGAAATGCAGTTGTACCACAAATCCCATATCAAATCGGAAAAAAAATTATAATGTTAAACAATCTATTGGAGGAATAATGGCTTACGAACATAAAGAAAATAAAGGATCACTTTTCACTAATGAAAAAAAAGATAAAGATACACACCCTGATCATACTGGGCAAATCAATGTAGCAGGAACATTGTATAATATATCTGCTTGGGACAATAAAAGCAAAAGTGGAAAGAAATATTTTGGATTATCAGTATCTATACCAAAACCAAAAGAAGAAAAAAAAGAAACTTCGAGTCAAGACGAATTACCATTTTAACAAATTAGGGCAACATTTTAAAACAACAATAAATTATGGCATTTGAAGGAGTGTCGCAGGTAATCAATCCTGTTCACCTTTTTGTTAATGCTCTAAAATAGATTATTGTTTGTAAATACGGTTGGCTACTGGTTGCCCTATAAAATATGGCAAGATGAAATTCACGATAAGCGAAAGCAAATATATGAAAAACAAGTATCACTCTCTTGCCAAAAATAAATTTGTAAAATGCCTGCAATAAATAAATCTTGGTACACTTCTGAAAAAGGATATTGGGAAACGCCAAGGTGGCTGTTTGATATTCTTAATTCATTTTATCATTTTGATTCTGATGTTGCTGCAAACAAATACAATGCTCTTTGCAATCATTACTTTTCTTTAGATGATAGTTGTTTAAATAATGTTTGGCATAAAACAAATTTTATGAATCCACCATACGGATCAGAAATAAAAAGTTTCATCATAAAAGCTCACGAAGAATATTTTTTAAGAAACAATATTACTATTGCATTATTACCAGCAAGAACTGACACCAAGTGGTTTCATAATTACATTTACAAAAAAACAGAAATTTTATTTATAAAAAATAGATTGCAATATCAAATTGCAGGTAAAGGTAATAAAGATGCACCGTTTCCAAGTATGATTGTTGGTTGGGGAGCTAAAAAACAAGATTTTATACACTTGGAAAGGTTAATTAACGAATAACGCACTATTTAAGGTGTTCATACCACTTTGTTCTATCTCGCTTATGATATGCTATTAAGAGTGTTTTTATGGCTTTGTAGGGGTATTTTAAGAAAGAAAATTTCTTATAATTGTTGTTCCAGATTAATCGCAACCCTGAAAACATTGTAAGCCGTTTCTGATACTTCTAATTTGTTATTTGTAAGGCGAACTGTATAAAAAGTATCGCCATCTTCACTATATTGAAAAGTATTTTTCATACCTTTTGTATAATTATGCAAAGCCACTAATCTATTTTTATTCGCTTGGCTTATATTTTCATACACCAACTTTCTTTGTATTCTTGATGACTCGTGATTTGCAAAAGTAAAAGTTTTACCACCGATTGATTTCTTGGCAACTATGCCATCATAAGTTTGAGATACATCAGTTCCAATGTTTGGATTTTGTGTTGGGGTATAAGTAGGACTATCATCTTTAAAAACATTAGCATTATTACTATGCGTTGCAGCAGTTGTTCCATTGACACCTCTAACAACTGTTAATGTATTAGATGCAATATTAGTAACAGTCATTTCTTCACTACCGACTTTTATATTTTGATTAACCTCAAAGTCTGTTCCGTCATCAACACTTATAGATGTTGCAGATGTAGATGATATAGCAGCAGCAAGATCAGAAGTGCTATCTGTATCTGGTGTTGTATCTACTCTAAATCTAACTCGTGCTAATGCCATAATTTAATTTACCTCTTTTTATATTTCTCTCAAAGACACTTTTAGACTACCTGGACTTCTTGTTAGCGATGTTACTATAAATTTCTTTCCACTAAACGATTCTGCAAAAGGAGCAACAAGTTGATTGCTGTGATTGAACTCACAAATATCTCCTACTTCCATTAAATAGAAGTGCGAGTTGCCACTATCTCCAGGATTTATTATTTCTGTTTCTACCAATAATTTTGGATTACCTTCTATTGCATTATAATAATTAGCATAACCATCATTTTTATTTCCTGCTCCCATATTTCTATTAGAAGCCGATATAGTTTGTCCTTCTTCTCCATTAACAATATTACCATTTAATATTTCAAGTTCCTCAGTTGCTATATTTTCTTCACTTTGTACATTATATTTAGTTCTCGGATCGTTTGTTGTGTCCGTACATTCTGCTTCAAACAACAATTCATCATTGATAGGATTTCTGGTGTGCTTTATAACTCTTTTAGTAATAAGTGAATCAAAGTCAGTCAAAGATATTTTAGTTCCTTTTATATCATCTTTGCTAATAGTATGATTTACTGATGGACTATCTACTAAGAATATATATTGTGGTGTTCCATCGTTAGCTTTAAATCTAAATATAAACCCACCTTCTTTTTGTGTTTGCTCTAACACTTTTAACAATTCTTTTTGTTTGTGTAAATAATAAAATACTGTCCAATTAGCTCTTGCTGTATTTAATGTAGTGAAGTTTTCAGGAACTTTAGAAATAGCAGCGTTATCATTATGTGTTGCTGCACTCGTTCCGTTTTGCCCTCTTGTAACAGTTAAAGTGTTTGATGATATATTCGTAATAAGCATTTCTTCATTATCTACTCTGATTGCATCATTAACAACAAAAACAGATCCGTCATCAACATCAACCCCAGTTTCTGAGTTATCTAATGCTTCTGCTAATAAGTTAGCTGTTGTTCCATTGGATTGAAATACCGTTGTTGCAGTAATACCTGCAAATCTACGAATTAAATCTCTGTGCATTTCTGCTGCATTAGTAACTGCACCAGAGCTAAATGATTTGTCTAACCCATCTGCTCCTGTGTATAATTTTTTAATTCCAGTAACTGCACTTGAATTTGCAAGATTGTCTGTGTCTGTAATTTTGGTGGTTATTTCTAAATAAAAATCAAAAGCGTCAATAGTTACGCTACCAGCACTATCATTATTATCTTGTACCTCGTGAGTTATTAAAAATTCTATTTCTACATCATCTGGTATTTGTCCATTAGCATTAGAAAATGTTCCTGTGCTTAATAAATCTATTGCAGAAGAATAAGCAGCAGTTCTATTACCAGTTTCATTAGTTATTGCAACTGTATTGGTAGAGCCAGTATAAGTTGGTTTTACTCTCAAAGTAGAAACAACAGTACCACCACTATTTTCAGAGTGACTGGAAACTCCCCATTTTACATATAATTTACACTCTTGTATTTCGTGTTCTTCTTTTGCTATATCACTAATTTTAAATTTTAAACTATCTGTACTATCGCCTTGTGGTGCAGTAAAACTCCAAGTAGAAGAAGTTGCTGCGTCATTATCAGAAAAGTTTCCTGTGTTAGATGGAGTGCCTGTAGTAGGAGCAGTTATGGTTATATTTTGTATAGGACGAATTAAATAACTTCTCTCTAAATCTAAATCTGTAAACAATACATTTCTATTCGTATCGTTTGTTGCACCTTCATAATCATCAAAAGAACTATTTTGCACATCGTCCATTGGAACAAATACTGGAAAACCATCAGAACTATATAAATCTTTTATAGGATAATGCAATCTACCGTCAGATACTGCTTCGTGTACTAAGCAATTATATTGTCCATTGTTCAAACTATCTACCATAACTGGAAATACTTTTGCTGGACTATATTGCATTAATTGTGGACTGCTTACCGTAGATGTTTGTGGCGTACCAGATCCATAAAGTATAGGGAAAAAATTACCTGCACTACTTGTATATTCTGGTATTTTTAAAAAGTCTATTGGCGTTCTTGCAGATATTTCTATGTTTACTATATCTTGATTTGTAATGCTTACGGCTTTTAATCTACCTGTATAAATTGTATTTTCATATCCACCTACTCTTGATTTAACAACAACATCTCTGTTTATATATCTTCTTGTGCCACCATAAATTTCTGCTGCTAATGTTGCGTTGCTGTGATTATCTAATGTTCCATTAACACAACTAATAGATATATTACCATTTTTAGAAGTAGATGCAACCAAGTCAATACTTTCTCGTATTGTAGGTGTGCTTGTTATAAATCCGTGATATTTGTCATTGCTAACAGCTCCTGGAACTACTTCTGCCGTAGCTAATCTAATAACTTGATTTACATTAAAGCTACTTGCATCGTAATTGTGATTTCGTAATTCAAAAATCCATTCTTCTTTGATACTTGCACCTAAAGCACCATTGTAATCATTATTACCTGATAAAGCCATTACGCAAGATTTCTTTTAATTGAGTTTTCTATCTCTGGCAATAAATTATCTCTTACAAATTCTTGTGTGCCAATAACATTACCCATAATGTTTACATTGATAGAGCCACTACCACCTGCGTCACCAAAGTCTGGACTTGATAATGGAGTAATATCTACTCGTTCTCTACCACCAGGATTATCTCCAACCATAATCATTTGTTTACCACCAGTTATAAATGAACCACCACGAGCAAATGCTGGTGGTTGCTGTCCTGCAATAGCAGCTATCTGCACACCTGAAGATGCTCTAAGTGCAGCAATAGTTGCACCTAACGCAGGTAATTGTGCTGTTGCTTTGGAAGCAAATGGAGCAGTTATTGGATTAGAAGCCAACAATGCAGCTTGTGCAGATATTTGTGCCATAATCGCTGTAAGCTGTGCAACAGCAGATTTTGTACTCATAACTACCTTAGCAATTTCTACTGCTTGATTCAATCTAAATATTGCTTTTTCTTTATCTCTGAATTTTTTGAGTGCATCTTTTTCCATATCTGCTCTTTTTTCAGCACTTGCATTTCTAAATTCTTCAGTATCTCTTAGTGATTGTAGCTCTGCTTCTTTCCTCTGATTTATATTCTGTGTTGCTAAATCTAAAATTTTATTAAAATGTGTATTGAACAATTCTTCACGAGCATCTATTATTAATTTTTCTGATTCTTGTACTAGATTAGCTGTTTCCATTAAAGCAGCTGCTAGTTCACTACGATCTTGTGCTTCTCTTGAAGCAAATTTTGCTGCAAAAGAATTATCATCTTCATCGTCAAATGTTATAAAATCTTCTATATCAACAGGTATTGGTTTTGCATCTTCTAATGCTTTTGGTAAAAGATTTTGTATGGGAGAAAGAACATTTTCTTGTATACTTTTTAACAATTCTAGTTGTGGCACATCATCTACCCCACCAAAACTTTCAATTAACATTCTTTGTATATCTATTTCTTGTCTAATACTATCGACAAACTTTCTCAATCTTTCTATATCTTCTGGAGATCCTTCATCTATAATAGATCCTATAAGTTGTGAACTAAAAGTTTGCCCCTTAGTTACACCTGCAACTGTAGGAGCTATTGCTTCAGAAAAAACTTTTAAAAAATTTGAATCAAAAAGTATGTTAGAGCTTTTAATAAATGCGTCTATATCTTTTTCAGTTCCATTTAATGATTCACCTAAAGATTCGATAGCAGTTGGAACTTCCTCAAAACTTTCTCTGAATCTTTGAATGTTGTCTGCTTCTGCAAATTCAGATAATAGTCTTAAAAATGATTCCTGGTCAGTTTCATTAAACTTGGTTAATGCTTCAGCAGCTTTACCAAACAAACTAGTGAGTCCTTCAACCGTATTTCTAAATGCACTTCCTGCTGCTATATCACCTATTGCTGCAGAAAGTCTTGAAAATGAGTCGGCTAAATTAGAGAATAAACCAGACATTGTTTTAGATAATTGTTCTGTAGCACCTGCTACACCAACCGAAGGATCTGTAATAGTTTTCTCTAGTGCTTGACGAAATTGTGGTAAAGTAAGTTTTGTTAAATCTTCTATTCCTTGACTATCTCTTACTAATTGTAAAATACCTCTTTCTCTTAGAATATCTGCTGCACCTGCACCACCTGCAAAAGCTCTACCTAAAGCAGAAGCTGCTTCTGCTGCTGTTGTACCCATAAATGCTGCTAAATCAGAAACTGGTTTTATTAAATTTTCTGCATCTACACCAAATGCTTTCAATGCAGCACCTGCTTCTACTACATCTTCAAGAGTAAAAGGAGTAGTTGCTGCAATCTTATTAAATGCGTTAAATGCTTGTGTTCCTCTATCCACAGAACCAAACATTGCATTTAATCGTGTTTTTACTTTTTCAAATTCTGCAGACTTTTGTATAAACTTACCAACAGAGCCAGTCACCAAAGTAAAAGCAAAAGACATAAGCAATAGCTTACTACGAATAGTAGCAAAGGTATTAGAAAGTAATCTTCCCTCGTTAGTAATTTGGAAAAAACCTTTTCTGGTTTTTTTAGTTTCTTTATTTAATTTTTTATTTGCTTTTTCTAATTTT